TTTATTTTTACCTGTTTGCGTTTCGATGTAGTAATAATGCTACTTATAGATGAATAAGTCAACTTTAAGTTGACGATTAAAGCAAATAAAGGGAATTAATTGCAAAGTTGTCGCATTTTTGCCTTATATTGCGACAGATTGTTTGAAATCATGCACAGATGGCAAATCTGTTTGATGCAGCAAATTTCCAGACAATAGAACCCACTAGCGTTGTCGCTGGTGATTTTCTTGCGTGGAAACGTGAAGACCTAAATGTGGATTACGCAAATAGCGCATTCACCTTAAAGTACGTTTTACGACTTCAAAATTCGGGATCGACCGAAATAGAAATTGATGCCAGCGCATCAGGCACCAACTACCTAGTCAGCGTTGCAAGTTCTGTGACGGCAAATTATGCAGTTGGTCGCTATGACTATCAGGCGTACATCACAAAAACGAGCACCTCCGAAAGAATCACGATTAAAAGCGGCGAGATCGTCGTTTTAGCAAATCGCGATGCTTCTAGTGATGACCCTATAGATCACCTCAGAAAGCGTTTAGAGAACCTAGAAACGGCAATCTTGACGCTATCAAACAAAACCTCCAGTTCTTATTCAATCGCTGGGCGCTCAATGACTTACCAAGACCTACCGCAACTTATCCAAATGCGAGATCAGACCGCTGGCGAAATAAACGTCAAAACTAGAGGCGGTTTCGGGGTGAGATCGTGAGCCTAGAACAGAACATCAGAAAATGGGCTGCTGCCTCCCCAACAGTCGTTAAAGATTGGATTGCACAAAGCGATTCAATTAATAAAGACCTCAAAGAGCAATCAAAAGCTCTTCGGGCAAGGGCTAGAGATCTCGAACAAAATAACGATTATGCCTACAAATATCTGGGTCTAACTGAGTTAAACACTGTCGGTGAGCATGGAATTCGCTTGCAAGTCAAAGCGCGAACCAATAGAGGCAAGCTAGACACTCGCATCAATCGCCTAGTCGAAAAAGCGTTTACCAAGTGGCAAAGAGCAGAAACGTGCAGCATCGACGGACGGTTGAATTGGATAGAGATCCAGCGTCTTATCATTAGATCTTGTGCGCGGGATGGCGAGGTCTTAATACGCTTTGTGCGCACAAACGACAGCATACAGCTAGCCATTTATGACGCAGATTTTTTAGACAACGATCTAAACCGTCCACCTGGGCAAAACCAAAATCAGATCATTCAAGGCATTGAGGTCAACGCGCAAGGTAGGCCAGTTGCCTATTATCTTCTTAAAAGCAATCCAAACGATATGCCGACTTTATTCGGTAAGCCAAGCACCCGCGAATATGAGGTTGTTCCTGCAACCGATGTAATCCACATATACAAAACTGACAGACCCAATCAAGTGCGCGGCGCAAGCTGGATGGCTTCCGTCATGATCCACATGCTAATGCTCAATAGATATGAAAGAGCAGAAATGGCAGCAGCAGAAATGAGCGCCCGCAAAATTGGCTTCTATACCACGCCAACAGGAGATTATCTTGATGGCGAAAAATCTCAAGAATACGGTTTGCCAACGGACGTTAACGGCTTGGGAATGATGGAGTTGCCCACGGGCGTTGACGTTAATTTGTTAGATCCAAATCACCCAGTGAGCGCGTATGCAGACTATGTAAGCGGCGTTTTGAAGGGGATAGCTGCCGGTCTTGGCGTTACCTACCACGCACTTTCTGGCGATCTAACACAGGTTAATTTTAGCAGCATTCGCGCTGGCACCATTGAAGAACGTGATCGCTGGAAGGCAGTTCAACAGTGGTTAATTTCCAAACTTCACACCCCAGTTTTTGAGCGTTGGCTGCAACAGAACGCAGCGTCTTTAGGGCTGTCGCAAGCTGACGTAGACCGCATAGAAATTAGCTGGCAACCAAGAGGCTGGACTTGGGTTGATCCAGTAAAAGACCTCCAAGCACATCAGTTAGCGTATCAATTAGGTGTTACCAGCTTGTCAGAAATTGCGGGTGCCAGCGGCAGAGATTTAGAGGAAGTATTCGATCAACGGGCTAAAGAAAAAGCGTTAGCCCAAGAATATGGCGTTGAGATTAACCAAATAACAACAGAGGTGAATCCAGATGAATCAGATTAAAACTGGAGATTTACAAAGATTTTTTCAATTAGATCGTGCGGCTGTTGATGAAGAAAACAGAACAGTGCGCCTATCCTTTTCAAGCGAAGAACCTGTCGAAAGATGGTTCGGGAGTGAGGTGCTTTCGCACTCGCCTGAGTCGGTTCGAATGGATCGCTTGAACGGTGGAGCGCCTTTGCTTTGGAACCATGATACCAGCGATCAAATAGGCAGAGTCGAATCTGCCAGCATCGAAAACGGGCGCGGGTTTGCCGTTGTCAGGTTTTCAAAAAGTGTTAGAGCTGAAGAGCTTTTTCAAGATGTTGTCGATGGCATAACCAGCAACGTGAGCGTGGGCTACCGCATTCACGAAATGCAGCAGGAAGGCGACAAAGAGATCTATCGGGCAACCGATTGGCAACCGCACGAAATCTCACTGGTAAGTGTACCTGCTGACGCAAGCGTTGGCATTGGTCGCTCCGTGGGAGAACACCAAACACGGGTACTAACCCAAAATATTATTGAAGAGGAAACTCAAATGAGTGATGAAATTAAGTTCGACGTTCAAAGCGTCAAAGACGAAGCACGCGACCAAGCATTAGCTGAAGAGCGCGGCAGAATATCCACCATCAACGACATGGCTAAGGATGCACCTTATCTTAGGGAATTAGCCGACAAAGCATTAAGCGAAGGCCAGCCATTAGACGTATTCCAGCGCAGTGCGTTAGAAGCTACCAAGCAGGAGCTAAAGCGCCAGCCTTCAAACGATTTAATCAACTCTCCACTAACTGTCGATATGACAGAAAAAGAGCAGCGTAACTTTTCAATCGTAAAGGCAGTTCAAGCATCTGCCACAGGCGATTGGTCAAAGGCTGGCCTAGAGCGCGAAGTGTCCAACGCTATCGCTGCGCGAGTTGGTGACAGCAATGGCGGCTTCTACCTTCCAACCGACATGGCTTGGGGTTCAAAGCGTGATTTGACTGTTGGAACAAACAACCAAGGTGGTTTTTTAGTTGGCACAGATCACATGGCTGCAAGTTTCATTGACGCACTACGGGCGAACATGGTGACCATGCAAGCTGGTGGTCGAATGATGACTAACTTACAGGGCAACGTTGCTATTCCTAAACTAGCCACTGGCACCACCAACATTGGTTTTGTTGCTGAAGGTGCAGCACCGACTGAGGGTCAGCCAGTGTTTGCTCAGGTTGCATTAAGTGGTAAGGCGATTGCTGGCTACGTTCAAATTACAAGGAACCTCCTAGTGCAGTCAGACCCTTCCGTCGAGGCGATGATTCAAGATGACATCACGCAGGGTATCGCAGTCGCACTAGACGCAGCAGCTCTGGCTGGTACTGGTTCTAGTAATCAGCCTACTGGCATCTTGGCAACCACGGGTATCGGCAGTGTTTCGTTCAGTTCTTCTGGCGCTCCCACGTTTCAAGAGGTGGTTGCAGTAGAAACAGCGATAGTAACCGATAATGCTCAGGCTGATGGAATGGTTATGGTCACTACACCGGCGATGGCTGGCGCGTTAAAGACTACGATTAAAGGTGGTTCTGGTTCTGGTCGCTTCATTACGGAAGATGGTCAGGCCAATGGCTACCCAGTTCTAGCAACTTCAAGCATGACCGCAAACACGGTGCTACTTGGCGATTTTAGCCAACTAATCGTTGCTCAGTTTGGCGCAATTGAAGTGATAACAGATCGCGATGCGACTACTGGAATCATGACACTAGGCGTTCATATGCTTGCGGACATAGGCGTTAGACGCGCTGAATCGTTCTCAAAAGGCGCGTAATGATTGGTACTGAAAATGCTCCCAGCCTTGTGGCTGGGAGTTATCTCAAAGGAGACAAACGCATGGCTAAAGTAAAAATGTTGCGAGATACCGTTGCGTCTGGTTTTGACGTAAAGGCAGGTAAAGAATACGAGTTAGACGAAAGTGACGCTCGATTATTGATTGCTACGAACAAAGCAGTTCCGGTAGAAGGCAAAACCGCGAAAGTAGAAAACCGCGAGGCCGGTTCTACCACGACAACGAGAAAGAAAAAATGATTCTTGAAGTAGTCAAAAGCTGCAAGACCGACCAAGGCAGTCACAAGTCAGGTGACAAAATTGAGGTATCCGCAACCGTTGGCGAAAAATTAATCGCTAGAGGGTTCGCTGAGATACCTAAGCCAAAGGCTAAGAGTAAGTAAATGGCTGGCGCGTTTCTTCTTACAGATTTGCCTAACTTTTTTGATAACAATGATTTTGCTGTCAAAGCAATTATTGGCGCTGCAACCATTGAGGTTATTTTCGACAATGCTTTTTTTGGTCAAGAAGTGGGCGGCAGCGTACAGATTGATGAAGGCGTGCCAGTGGCCTACGCAGTTACCAGTGATGTGGCAAGCGTGGCAAACGGAACAACAATAGTCATTGAATCAGTTACTTATACAGTCGTTGGGCGTGAAGATGACAACACTGGGGCAACTATGTTGACGCTGCGCTTATGAGTCATGTCCGCCAACAGATTAGAGAACGGATTGCGGCAAACGTAACCGGGCTCACAACGACGGGCAGCAATGTTTTTGCATCCCGTGTGTATAACATTTCAACCAGTGAGCTACCCGCTTTGCTGGTTTACGCAATAAGCGAAAGTTCAGAACGTGATTCGTTTCTGAGCAGCAACGGATTAGAACGGTCTGTTGATATTTTGGTTGAGGGATACGCAACTACTTCTGCAAATCTAGACTCAGTTCTGGACACAATAAGCGCAGAAGTAGAAACAGCGGTTGCAGGTGATCCGACCTGTAACGGACTTTGCAAAGATATTTATTTGAGCAATACAGATGTCGATTTGAGTCCAGACGCACAGAAACCCGTGGGCAGCATAAAGCTCACTTTTGAATGCACTTATAGAACAACAACAGTCGCACCACAAACCGCGATTTAAAAGGAGAAGAAAATGGCTACACATTCAACTGTGGAAGGAACGTTTACGGTAGGCGGCACAGCCGTTGGAAATTTGCGAACGTTAGGTCTTACAACAGGGGCAGAGTCAATTGATGCAACGATCATTACCTCGACTGCAAAAATTAACAAACCTGGCACCAAAAGTTTTTCTGGTTCCGTAGAGTGTTTTTGGGACGAGGCAGACGCCGTTCAACTTGTTTTGATCGAAGGAGCAGACGTAGTTTTAATTTGGGCGTTTGAAGGCACAACAACGGGAGACTACATCTACAGCGGCAGCGCATACGTCGATAGCGTAAGCATTAACGCAACCACGAACGGCATGGTTGAGTGCAGCTTCAGCTTCACCGGCACTGGGCCGCTGACAAGAGGCACTGCTTAATGTCTAGCGTACTTGAGGCAGCAAAGCGTCATTATTCAGATTTGATAGATGGCGAGTTGAAGTTTCTAGACGTTCCAGAGTGGCAAGTTGATGGTAAGCCAACCCGCATCTATTACCGACAGTATATGTCTGTA